ACATGTTTTGCATGTTAAATTTAAGATTATATTCACCGGTAGTTTGATCTATATAAGGTACCTTTTTCATTTTATCGATAACTTGTCTCATATAGTTATCAACTTCATTAGGTGGTATATTACCTATATCTATTTTAAAAACTCTTTTTTCAGGTGCACGCATTATTCTATGAATTAACATGGCATCTTCCATAAGAGTTAATTGTTTCCAAACTTTTCTAGCTCCTTCAAGCATTGATTTACCGTATGGTAAGAAGTTTGTATCTGATAATAATCTAAAGTGAGCTACTTCATAGTTTTCAAGTTCTGTTCTAGTAGTTTGTCCAGCTAACGAGATATCATGTACAAATCTAACATATTCAGGTTTAGATGGGTCAGTACCTTCTTCTCTTACCATTTCATAAGTTGAGATTGGTTGTGCGTTTGTAACACCTAACTTTTCGGTTATATCTAACTTTAAGTAGAAGTCACCGTACTTACACATATTACGTATCCAAGGCCATAAATTAAATTCAATATTTAATACATCATAAAATAAATTGTGTAATATTTTTTCAATATCTTGATCTTTACAATTTATACTTAATACTTGATCGAATTCATTTTTTATAGTGGATTCATCAGCATATATATCTAATGCTGAAGAAATAATAGAATCATCATCCATCGATTCATAGTCAGTAAATAAATTTAATCTTTGTACTTGATAATTTTGATATTGATTATATGTTAAATTACTTAATGATGCATGTAACTTTGTATATCTATCTATGAGTCTATTAGTTGCTAATCCACTATTAGATTGAACTTTATTTACATCAATAACCTTTAATTTATTTGTTCCAACTCTACGTACTACTGCATTAGTTGAAAATAATGTTTGCAGTCTTCCAAAAAAAGTCTTATCTGCCATTTTTTATACTCCTTATAATAACCATGTTAAATCTTCTTTATTGTTTCCTAAATCCATATTCCATGAATCGTTAGGATCAGCTTTTTGCGTGTAAACTCCATTGTATGATGTATTTGTACCCATCAATCCTATAGCTCTTTTATTAAGTTCTAATCCTTCGTTTCTTAATTTTAAAGCAGTATCTCGAATATACATAGCAATTGAAAATGCCATTACTAAATCATCGTTATACCCAGATTGTGCTTCCGGTCTAGACCCTCTCCAAACGAAAACAAATAGCTCGTCAATAAGTCTAGTCGAACGCACAACACACGCTTTTTCTCTAAAATAAATATCTAGCTTTGATATCAAAAGTGGTCTAGTCCTAGCAGATGTTGTAAAACCTGGAACCATTTGTGATTTATCTTTCATATCATAGCCTTTTTTAAGCTGAACTTCAGGATCTACTACACCGTCATGCTTATATGTATAATATAAATTTCTATATCCTCTATCTATTGCAGGTTGTAATGCTGCCCATCCTATATTAGCATTCTCAACTACTAATAATGCTTCATTATATTCAGTAGCAACATTTACTAACATATTACCATAGTCTTTAGTACCAACGAGTCCTCTATACTCTGCTACTTGTTCCATAGACTCTACATCAATCACATGGAATGCAGAAAAATCTTTTCCATCTCCTCTTGCTACATCAGCACATACCATGTAATCTCTTGTATAATCTGGATATCCCCAAACCCAAAAATTTCCATCAAATCCTTTTTTCTCTATTGGTTCTTTTAGATGAGTTTGTTCATACCATTGTATTATTGTACCATCAACAACCGTATTACCAGAAGTTATAAAGTCACAATCACATTCTTGAGCTGCGTGTTTAGGGCCCAGTAGTTGGTCTTGTTCATCTCTCCAATCTTGATTTCTTTCTGGATGTAAATCCCAATGTAATTTTATTGGATTGAACTCGTTAGTTCCTTCCATAGCACCAACCCAAGTCTTATGATAAAAATTACCAACACCATTTGGTGTAGAAAGAACAATCGCACTTCCACCAGTTGATAGTGTAGATTGTGCTGATGCCCATATTGAATCAACATCTTTAATAAATGCTGCTTCATCAAGTATCAGTAGAGATAGTGCTTCTGAACGACCTGCGTCTCCACTACTACTTACTGCTTTTATTTGAGAACCATTAGAAAATCTCAACGACAATCTATTGTCCTCAAGACATTTTCCTTTTAACCAACTTGGAAGATTGTCGTGCATAACTCTCACTTTAGTCACGAGGTTTTTTGCTACATCTTGTTTAGTTGCAATAACAAGAATGTTTTTATCTACATGAAACAACATCATCCACAAAGAATATCCAGCAGTTAATGTTGATATACCCATCTGTCTTGCTTTTAGGATTACATTGTATCTGTTATCTCTAAGTTCAAGTATTGATTTTTTTTGAAACTCATATAAATGAAATGGTACTTTACCTCTTACTGGGTGCTGTATCTGACAATACTTCATCAAGAAATGTATAGGGTCAACTGCACATTTCTTATACTCTTTTTGTATTAATTGTTTAAGTTGGTTGTCCATCACTTAACTCTTCCCAAGTAATTTTATCACTTAAGTATTTATCTATGTTAACAATCTCTTTACTAAGAGTCTCAACAATTTCTGAAGAATCCGACATACCCCATCTTTCTAAGTTACCACTATCTTGTGCAATATCTTGGTCTTTAGAAACCATATCAATATATCCTTGTAACTCTGCTTTCAAATCTTTTACATATGAACGCCTATAAAGTTCATCTTGTTCTTGTTGATACGCATCCCAAGTTCCCTCTATTTTCATTTTAGTTTCTTTTTTCGCCCAACACTCCAAACACATTTTGTGTCTTGCCCAATATTTATCATCTGCTCTTTTCTTCATCACACCTTTACATTTTGGACAAAACCAAGGCATACGAACCTCTTGCATGATTTTTGTTATTGGTGACTCTATCGTCTTACCATCTTTACTTGGTTCTTTTTTGTCACTTTCGTAACCTACCATTACTCTCTTCTCTGGAGTCTCACCCCTGAGAATTGACTGTAATGCCTTTTCTTCATGTTTTGTTGACATAACCTTATTCCTCGTGATATAAACTATATTCTTGTTTTCTTTTTTTCCAAGCCATTTTAAGTGCCGTTCTGTGTTCTTCAGACTTTGGTTTACCTCTCAAAGAGTTGGAAATCTTTTCTCTCGTTTTTTGAGTTACTACTCTTCCTTTTCTTGATGTTACATTCTTCTTTCTAAACTCAGAATCTTGCCACTTTTTTTTCATCGCTTTTGATGTAGCCTCGGAAATCTTTTTTCTTGTTTCCATTGAATGTGGCATTATTTTCTCCTATCTTGTATATCTAAATAGTCCCATAATTTGGTTAATAGGTGCAAAAGTTCCAGTAAATTTGTATAAATTGTTTTTAAATACAAATGTTATTCCCTCACTTGGAACAATAGCATCAAATCCACCGATACTATTTAGTCTATCAAGTTGTGTTTTTAACTTATTTATTACATTGACATCGTCTGATGCGTTTATTTTCTTTATCAGACTATTCAAATCTTTTATCATAATTCTTGTTGACTTTGATGGATTTGCAGATAAAAAGTTTGTCATGTTCTTCATAATCTCTGCACCTAATTCAAGAAACAATCTTTCAAAAGGCTCCATGTTTTTTTTGTACAATTTATTATGGTCTTGTTTATCAGTAGACAATACCCAATCTAAAAACTTAGGATAGTCTTTTAATTCTTTTTTCATCTGTGGTATTTTATAACTCTTATCAAAGAAAGCCCATCTCTGTACTAATTTTACCATAACATCATTTGTTATGTGTGGAAAGTCCGAAGAGTTTGCTCCATTTAGGATATACTCCATCCACCATTGTTGATGATACAATGAAACAACATCACTATCAGACAATCCAAACTCATTCTTTAGTTTGTTTACCTTATTGAAATAGTAACCTTTTCTTTTTGAGTAATCTTTTACCTTTGGTAATTTAGTTACTGGTATATCAGATATGGTGTATGTTTTTTGTACACTTTGATTTATTTGTTTTATCATTCCAGAAAGTTTACTTGCTGCACTTCTGTCATCTCCAATAACATCTCCCTTATCGTTGTATTCTTTTACACCATGAAAGTATAACATAGATAATCCATATGGTATTACATTTACAGTCTTCGGATACATTACTTCAAGTGACATAAACTTAGTACCTTGTCCAAATATTTTATCTCTTTGTTTCTTATTTAGTTTACCAATTGCTTTTCCTAAATCTTTCATAGCAAAAAAGAATGCGTCTTCTATATCACCTCTACCTGCAAACATATCTTTTATTCCAGAAGCAGTTAAACTATTTTTTCCTGCATTCTTTATATGTCCTTTGTTTCTTGCTGCCCTAAGTTTACCATCTTTCCATGTGACCATTATATTTTGACCATCAGTTTTTTCTCTTACATATTCAAGTTTACCTTGTAATGCTAAATCTACTAATTGTTTCATGTCTCCGAATGTCATGTTCTTGTCATCAAACGGATGTGAAAGGTGTCCATAGGCTCCACCCATAAGTAATAACTCCTTGTGTTTTTTGTTGTTTGGTAAATAAGGTAATAAATCTTTTACTATTCCATATCGTTCTTCTATTTTTGTAATATCAGATTCTGGTTCTACATTTGTTTTGGATTCATCCTCTTCTTTTTTATTAAATGCTAATAGTTCATATCCTGCTTGTGTTGCTATTCCAGATATATGTTTTTTCCAAGTGGCATATGCTTGTGTTCCTTTATAGTCTGCTCTGTTAATAGGAGACAAAGCACCTGCTTTACCTGCTGGAAAGAAACTAACTGCATCAACATATACAGGGTGGTCATAGAAATCTTCTCTTCCCAAAACAAAATCTACTAACTGATATCCAATTCTTTCTGCTCTTCTTTTTGCAGAATCCATGAATGTCTTGTGACTTGGATACATAAAAGTAGGCCCGTCATCGGTTGCCGTAAGATTAAAAGTTGACTCATTCATAAATGCATCAATCAATTTATCATTCAAGATTCTTTTTTCTCCATCTGTCTTATCTATCTTTTGTGGAAAGAAACTTAACTTGTTATTATTTTTTTTCTTAAATATAACTTCTTCCTCTTCAAATTTTTTCTTCAATAGAAAATCTATTCTTTTATCGTACTTTCCAAATAAAGTTTTAAACATTTGTTGTCTAACTTTATCATCCATTTCTTTTCCTAATATCTTTCTCACTATTGTTCCAGATATAAGTTGACCACCTATTTTTAATTGAAGTGGAGATGCTATAATAACATATCCTTGGTTTTCGTATGTATCAAAATCTTTTGTTCCTTTGAAACTCTTAAAATATTTACC